ATGGTCAAGTTGGCTGATAGGTTAGTTCAGGCCGGTCAATGCAGTCGTGTCGCGTATTGTCTGTGCAGTGCGTGTTCTGTTGATGCGGGTAAGAGATGGGTAAGGCAGGATGGGTTCGGCTCGTTTAGCCATGTCCTGTTCAGTCAGATCTCGTTTTGGCAGGCGATGCCAAGCCCAGACACGCAAAGCCAGTTTGGCTACGTCAGGTCACTGCCGGTTAAGGCAGTCATTGTTATGTTCGTTGCTGTTTTTCCAGTTCCGTTGGGGTGCTCTAAGGCAGGCATGTTGCATCTGGTTCAGGCATGTCCGCGTTGATCTGTGTAGTGTGGGTTTCGTTACGGCAGGCGGAGTTAGGCCGATTACTGCTTGTTTAGTTTCTGTGGGTTCCTGCCGTCGTGGGATGGTGTTTCGATGCTGGTTCCGGAAGTGACAAACTCGGTTGGTCAATGCAGGCAAGGCCCATTGTGGGCAGTTGGTGTGTGCAATGGTCGCGTTTGTCGCGGTCTGGCAGGATTGGTTTGGCCGCGCGCAGCTTGTCAAGTTCGGTAACGGTACGTCCGGGCAGGCAATGTTGATCTCGTCGGCGCTCGTCTTTGTGCCGCTCGTGAAGGCGAGGCTCGTTACGGCTCGGAAGGGGCGTGGAGCAATCTGCGCCCCTTACTCCTAGCCGAAAATAAATCTTGAACCAGAAATTGGACGCCATACCACTTTGCGTATGGACGTTCATCCGCGCGAGCAAATTCAGTTTGACGCCAGTGACGAGGCGCAAGTCCGTCAGCGCGAACTCAAGGCCCGCAGGCGTGAAAAGGCTGATCGTGACGTTGTGGCGTCGCTGCTTTCGTCGCCCGATGGCCGCGCATGGGCGTGGGCCAAATTGGCCAGCACTCACATTTACGAAACGAGTTTCAGTTCCGATCCCATTGCGATGGCATTTCGCGAAGGCGAGCGGAACATCGGCCTCCAGTTCCTTTCCGAGATTTCGCGGACAAGCCCTGAATCGCTGATTCTCATGATGACCGAGCGTTCCGATGGCTGACGAACCGGCCCCGGTTATCGCTCCCGCCCCCGCGCCTGTCGCGGCCCCAGTTCCAGTAGTAGCGGCTCCCTCCCAAGCAGCACAGCCAGCCGTACCTATCGCTGGAACCGGCGCAGAAGCCGCGGTTGCACCCCCTCCCGCGTCCTCGCCAGAGACTGCGCCGGTCGTTGTTGAAGCGCCCAAGCCTGCGGCCACCGAAGGCTCGCTCCTGGGCGACGCCAAGGTTGCGGACGCACCAAAACCTGCGGAAGCCACGCCACCCGCCCCGGAGCCTGCACCGGCTGAGCCGCCGCCCGCCCCGACCTATGAGCCGTTCACGCTCCCCGAAGGGGTGACGCTGGAAGCCGAGAAGGTCAGCGAACTTACCAAACTCCTGGGCGATACCGAACTCGCGACCAAGGCCGACCACGCAGCGATGCAGGGTCTCGGCCAGAAGCTGGTCGAAATGTACATCGCGGAAAGCAAGCGCGCCCAACAGGCGCAGGCCGATTCATGGGTCAAGACCCGCGATGACTGGCGCAACCAGTTCATTGGCGATCCTGACTTGGGCGGCGCACGTCAGGAACAGACCATCCGCGCCTGCGGGGCCATGATCGAACAATATGGCGGCAGCCGCGAACAGCAGGCCGAACTCAGAACCGCTTTTGGCATCACCGGCATGGGCGACCATCCGGCGATGATCCGGCTTCTGAACAACATCGCCAAGGTCACGAACGAGTCCACCAAGACCGCAACCGGAACACCCGTCTCTAACCGACCGGCCAGCAAGTCCGCGCGCCGCTACAACAATTCACTGAACGGAGCAAACTGATATGGCGTATCTCTCGCTCTTGGACTGGTCGCGCCGCGTCGGCCCCGATGGTTCGATTGACGACATCGCGGAACTGCTGTCGCAGTGCAACGAGGTCTTCAAGGACATGCTGTGGCGGGAGAGCAATCTGCCCACCGGCCACAAGTCCACGGTTCGCACGGGTCTGCCCACCGGCACATGGCGCGCACTCTACGGCGGCGTCGCGTACACCAAGTCCACGACCGCGCAGATCACCGATGGCGTGGGAATGCTCTCGGCGTACTCGCAGATCGACAAGAACCTTGCCGAACTGGACGGGCAGGTGGCGGCGCTGCGGATGTCCGAAGACAACGCGCATCTTGAGGGTCTGAGCCAGCAAATGGCGACCGCCCTGTTCTACGGCAACTCATCGGTCAACCCGACGCAGTTCACCGGCCTTTCCCCGCGCTACAACACGGTCTCCACGACGACCGCGCAGAACGCGAAGAACTGCATCGACGCAGGCGGCACCGGATCATCCAACGCCTCCATCTGGCTCTGCGGCTGGGGCGACGAAACGGTATTCGGCATCTTCCCCAAGGGATCGCGCGCTGGTCTCGTATTCGAGGATCGCGGCGACGTGGTTCCCGGCTACGACAGCAACAGCAACCCGTTCCCGGCGTACACGTCGTATTTCGAGTGGAAGGCCGGCCTTGTCCTCAAGGACTGGCGCTACGTCTGCCGCATCTGCAACATCGACACCACATCCGCCGGCCTCGGTGGCGCCTCACCGCCCGACCTGTTCGCAATGATGAGCAAGTCGGTCGTGCGTCTGCCGACCATGAGCAAGCGCGTGAGCGGAATCACGGAGACGGATGCACCGGACGAACCGGCGCCGGGTATTGCGCCCGCGTTTTATTGCAATCGTTCGGTGAGGGAGTACCTCGATATCCAAGCAATCCGCGATAAGAATGTACTCCTGAAGCCTACCGAGTATGCCGGTGAGCCGGTTATCGAATTCCGCGCCGCGCCCATCAGGGTCGTTGACGCGCTCACGATCACCGAAAGCCGCATCACCTAATCGAGCCAGTAAGGGAACAGGAGATACTCCTATGCTTTTCGACGTTAACAACCTCTTTTGGCACACAGGCTCGACCTACGCCTTCACGTCGGGCGAGTTCGTCAATCTGGCGACCGTCACCGCGACCACCGTTTCGTCCACCATCAACATGGGCGTGGCGCAGGATCTCGGCATGGGCGACGGAATGGGTATTCCCAAGGTCGCGGTCCTGATCGGCACGGCGTTCACGTCCGCCAGTACGGGCCTGCGGCTGAACTTCGCGTATCAGGGATCAACGGACTCGACCAACTGGACGACCTATTCCGAGACCGGGGCGCTCGCGACATCGAGCCTCAAGGCCGGACAGTGGGTCATACCGATCGACGTACCGCGGCGCCCGAGCGGCGTTGCGCTTCCGCAGTATTACCGCATCAACGTGGTATTCAGCGGAACGACCGTCGAGAGCATTTCCAGCGGCACGATCATCGGCGGACTGGTCCAGCAGCGCAGCGACAGCGACGACACGCTCGGCTTGTACAGCTCGGGATTCACCGTCACCACGTAAAGGTAGGTTATGGCAGCGAAATACGACGATCCGTTTGGCGAGCTTCCGGATACGACACCCGTCTATCGGTTACTCAAGGATCACTACATGGAGGACGACGTTCTCCATCCGGAAGACGAGATTATCGCGTTCACCGGAACTCCGACCGAATGGATGGAGCCGCTGAACGACCCGGCACGCAACGTCATGCGGACATATCTTCAGTTCCTTGACAAGTGCGCGGAAGATGCGGCGGCGAAAGCCGGCCGTCCGTTCAGTGGGCGGATCACCGACTTGGGCGATCAGATCGCGCAGGCCATGAACGACGCTCGTACAGCCGACGTTGACGGCAAACTGAATGTCGTCCTGCCGGAACGGCGCGACGTGCCACAGCGGCCGGATTTGGTTCCGGTCGGGCAGCGACGCAAGGGGCCGGGCAAATTGCTGGCGTCGAAGTCGGCGCCGATGCAGGGCAAGCCCACGCCGAAGCCGATCTCGGTGCAGGGCAAGAACTACGATCACGATGCAGGCGGGAATTCCAGCCTGTAGCATTTGAGAGGTTGCGATGACCGCTTACGCTTCAGGAGCCCAGCAGGCGATCTCGACGTACACCAACAGTACGGCGGTTGGCACGGTTGATATTGGCGGCGCGGTCGGTGTGGTTGCACCGAAGGACGCCATCATCGGATCGTTCACAACTTCCGCGCAGAGCAACAGCACGTCGATTACGCTGGCATATGCGTTCACGGCGCTGACGTTCACGCAGACCTCGACCGGCAACACCGTGACGCTGCCGACCGGCGTATTGCAGGGGCAGAAGTGCGGGTTCTCGATCACAAACGACGTGACGAATCTGACGGTCAGCTCGGTATCGGGTACGTTGAAGAACGGCGCGGCGTCGAGCACGACATCGGCCGGCGCGACCCTGTGGTGGGTCTGGAACGTGAGCGACACCACTTGGTATAAATACGGCGGCCAGAAACTGAGCACGTAAGGACGATGCGATGCCAAGTACATCCCCGTCCCAAGCCCGGCTGATGGCAGGCGTCGCACACGATCCAGCGTTTGCGAAAAAAGTCGGTATCCCGCAGAAAGTCGGCAAAGAGTTTAATCAGGCCGACGCGGGCACTGGCATTCTCTCGAAAAAGAAAACGCGGTCGCAGAGGCGATATGGAGCCTCCAATGGCGGATAAGAAATGGATCGCCGGAGCCACGTCCAACGCACACGGGCAGTTCGCTGCCAAAGCCGAGAAGGCTGGCAAGAGCACCGCTGAGTTCGCGTCCGAGAAGTCAGACGCTCCGGGCGTGCTCGGCAAGCAGGCGCGGCTGGCGAAAACGCTTATGGGTATGCACGGCAAATCACGCGCACAGCGCAGGTACGGGAACTGACCATGGCAGAGAAATACAAATTCCAGAAAGCCAAGCCCTCCGGCGTCGAAGCTGGAGCGAGCAAGTGTCCCGATCCATCGGTACACGCGGCGCCCGCGTCACCGCAGTCCGCTGGCCTCACGGGCGCGAAGATGATGAAGGAAACGCCGGTCAGCCCGAAGGCGATGAAGCGGTATCAGTCGAAGGGGGTTGGACGGCTCTGATGGCAGAAGAAGAAAAGAAGTCCGAGAAGAAGTCGAAAGGCCAGTCCAGATACGGCAACCCGCCGAAGATCAAGGACAAGCCAAAGACCGAACCCGCGAAAGCCGAAGCCTCGAAAGAGAAGCCGGGTGACGCGCCGGTAGAGAAGACTGAGCCGGAAAAGGATAATCCCGGTTCGGCGCCGAAGGCCGATGTGATGGCCGGTACGGATGGGGTTGATGTGCAAACCCGGCACGCCAGCGAGCGCGACGAGATGTCGAAGCGCCACGCCAAGGAAGTTCACCAGATGCACTCCCGTCATGCCGACGAACACGCGGCCATGATCGAGAAACACAAGAACGACGCAGGCACTATCGGCGGCTTCCCCGGAGACGGTGGCGCTGGCGGTGCAGGCATGGCAGCGGGCGGAGCAGCAGCATAATGTCCCGCATGGTCAGTCTCGCACGCCGTCCGGAAGACCGCATGGGGTCTGAGACGGCACTGCTTCAGGGCGAGGAATATCCGCCCGGACTGTGCCTGACGCTGACTGACAGCGAGTTGGAGAAAATGTCGCTCTCCGATGAGGGCGTGGAAGTCGGGGATTTGGTTCATCTGCGAGTCATGGTCGAGGTTCGATCTGTCCATCACGACAATGCCGGTTGCAGGATTGACGGCCGGATTATCGCTGGCGGTGTCATTGAGAACGAGTCCACTGAGGACGAAGACGACGAGGACGAGGAGTAGTCACTTGTGGCGACCACTGACTCGGACATCGTTAATCGGGCTATCGCGCTAGTCGGTATTGTTTCTCAGCCTATTTCGGGAAGCATCGGATCGTTTACGCCAGCGGCTGAAAAAGCTGCGGTCGCCGCGAACTATCTCTATCCATCGGTTGTCCAGACGGTCGCCCGTCAATACGGGTACGACTTCTCGCGCAACGTCGCGGCGCTGGTTACGACCGGCAACACACCGCCTATCGGCTGGACTTTCGAGTACGCCTATCCGACGAATGGCATCGAGGTCCGGCAGGTAATTCCACCGTCTGTGACAGACGCCAACAATCCAACGCCCGTGCGCTGGACGGTCGGCAATCATGCGGGCACCGCGTCGTTCACGAAAGTCATTTGGAGCAACACCACAACCGCAAGCGCGGTGTTCACGAATCAGCCGACGCCCGACCTTTGGGACGCCGGGTTCACCGAGGCCGTGGTGCGGTTGCTGGGATCGGAAATGGCGATGGCATTGGCGGGCAAGCCCGAGACATCAAAGATGACATTCGAGACTGAACAGATGTTTGAGCAGTCAGCGCAAACGAGGGAAGGCTGATGGCCGCCACAACGCTCACGTCACCCGAGGACATTGTAAACGCAGCCTTGGCTCGCATTGGTTACAAAATCCGCGTGGGCAACATGCTGGAAGGCTCGCCCGCGTCCAAACTGTTTCTCGACATCTACGGACAGACGCGCGACGAACTCCTGCGCGGACAGGACTGGGGCTTTGCGGAGAAGATCACGACCGGCACGACCACCGGCTCGGCACCGTCTCCATGGCTCTATCAGTATGCGTACCCCACGGACTGCCTGCGGCTGAAGCAGGTGTTCTCGCCCACGTACACGAGCGACACCAACAATCCGAAGCCGCAGCTATTCCGCATCGGCTCCGCGGGCACGGGCACGGCGTCCACGCAGGCGATCTGGTCGCAAACGCAGACGGCGACGCTGGTTTACACCTCGCAGGTCACGAACCCCAGCACATGGGAGCCGATGTTCATTGAGGCACTGATCGAGGCGCTGGCGCGACGCGCGGCACCGGGATTGGCGAAACTCGATCAGGCGGGCCTCGCGGCGGCGCAGGGCGAGGCGCAGGCTGAGGCCGCGGCAGAGAAGTCCGCAGCGGATGTGGACGGGTAGCTGAATGGCGATCGTTCTCACCAGCCCGGAATTGGTCTGCAACGCAGCTCTCACCCGAGTCGGCTGGACCGGCGGGCTGATCGCGAATATGTACGACGGCACCGTGCAATCGAACGCGGCGCTCGCGATTTACGGGCAGACGCGCGACGCGCTGCTGCGTTCCTTCGACTGGGGATTTGCGGAGTTCAACGCGCCGTTGACGCTGCTGAAGACCGCACCGGTATTCGGCTACTCGCCGCCGAGCACCACGTCATCGTGGACGACCTCATACCCACCGCCGCCCTGGATATACGAATATCAGTACCCTGCGGACTGCGTGAAGATCCGGACGCTGCGATCGACCAATCCGGTCATCCCGTCGTTCGATCCGGCGCCGAACACCTACCGCATCGCGGACGACACGAGTCTCACGTCCTCGAACACGAAGGTCGTTCTGACCAATCTATCGGCGGCGTTTGCGATCTACACCGGGCAGGTGACGAACCCCGCGCTGTGGGATGACGGATTTGCCGACAGCCTGATTGCGGATTTGGCGTCCAAGTTAGGCCCGTTGCTCAAGGAAGGCGCGCAACAGCAGCAGCTTGAAATGGCGGACGAGATGAAGACCCAAGCGGCTGCGGAGCGGGTGATCGGATGACGACTCCGATACTTCCCGCGGACATCATCAACCGCAGCCTCGATTACATCGGTCGCTCCGACCTCATCATTGGCGACATCGAGGAGGGTACGGAAGCCGCGGAGCCGGCGCTGCGCGCCTATGGCCCGGCACGCAAGCAACTCCTTCGCGCGGCGCACTGGAATTTCGCACGTCGTCAGGCGCAACTCACGCTCTTGGCTGATGCGACGGGCAACACCGCGGGCGTTGGGACCACGGTTCAGGCGCCGTGGTATTACTGCTATGCGTTTCCCACCGACTGCCTGAAGGCCCGCTTCCTGCCGTGGAACGGCAACTCGTCCCAGCCGACTACGCCGCTGACGACCGGGCCGAACAACATCCTCAACCCGATCTCGTTCATCCCCGCGCCGTTCATCGTGGCGCTGGAGTCGAATTACCCGATCATCCCGGTCACAACCGCGACCACGTATTCCACATGGGCGAGCGTCCCCGCATGGTGGGACGCAACGGGCACCGGGCCATATAACCGCACGGTCATCAACACCAACGTCCCGCCTTATGTGAACGGGGACACGACGACGTATCCCAGTCTCGTTTACACCTGCGACGTGATTTACCCGAGCCAGTGGGACGCGCTGTTTGAGCAGGCGATGGTATCCCTCCTCGCGGCACGTCTCGCGCTGTCGCTCGCGAAGGATCCGAAGTTCGGCCTCGAGCTACAGACCCGCTCCATTGCGTCGGCCAAAGCCGCGATTGCGGACGCGCGGGCCACAAACGGGAACGAGGCCGGGTTTCCGCAGACGCAGGACCACCTGCCGGATTATGTTCGCATACGGATGACCACCGCGTATTCCGGGTATAACGGTGGGACGGCATTGCAGAACGTGTGTGCATACGACGGACTTAGCCTTCCGGACGGATCCGTGTATTAGCCGTGGCAAAGCCATTCATTCAGAACTCCGTGAATGCTGGTGAGTTCTCTCCTGCGCTATACGGGCGCACCGACCTCGCCAAATACCGATCCGGCTGCTCGACGCTCCGCAATATGTTTCCCGCGATCGGCGGTGGCGCGGCGTCACGCGCAGGCACACTATTTGTCGGTCCAGCGCGGCAGAGCGCGACCGACCCGTACCCGCCGCAGTTGATCCCGTTCCAGTACTCGGTGGATCAGGGCTACCTGCTCGTTTTCTCCAATCAGGAAATGAGCGTGGTCAAGAACGGCGCGTATGTCACGAACACGCCGTACAACGTGACCAGCGTATCGAGCGCCAACCCTGGCGTGTTCTTTGCGCCGGGCAATAATTTCACGACCGGCAGTTGGGTCTATCTGTCGGGGCTTCAGGGACTGACCAACCTGAACGGCGGGATATTCAATGTCGCGGGCGTGCTCACGACCAGCAGCTTCACGCTGTCCTCGGTGTACACGGGCGCGAATATCGACACCACGACCTACAGCGCGTACACCACGGGCGGCACAGCGGCGTCGATCTTCACGACTACCACGCCCTATGTCTCAGCCGATTTGCAGGCTCTCAAATGGGCAGAGTCGGCGGACGTGCTGACGATCACGCATCCGAGTTACGCGCCGGTCGATATCGCGCGCATCGCGGACAATAACTGGACGCTGACGACCACTTCGTTCAGCGCATCAATCTCGGCGCCGACCACCCTATCCGCATCAGGGACAGCGCTCTCCGTGACCTACAGCGAGGCCACGCAATACGCTTACGTCGTGACCGCCATCAACTCCGCGGACGGGCAGGAGAGCAACGCATCCTCGCCGGTCGCGATCAACAACTCGGTGAACATCGCGGTCAATCTGGGTTCGATTCAGGTCAACTGGTCGCAGGTCACGGGCGCGCAGTATTACAACGTGTACAAGGCGACCCCGACTGTCGGAACCGCGATCCCTGCCGGCGCTCTGTACGGGTTCGCCGGAACGGCCTTCGGTCTGTCGTTCGTGGACACCAACATTCAGCAGGATTTCAGTGTCACTCCGCCCATGCATCAGAACCCGTTCGCACCGGGAGCAATCCAGTATCTTCAGGTGACGAGCGGCGGCACGAGCTATTCCGCGTATCTGCCGCCGACGGTCACGATCACTGACGGCACGGGGATCGGAGCCACGGCCTATGCGATTGTCGTGGGAAGTTCGGTTCAGGGTTTGGTGCTCACCAACGGCGGGAGCGGGTATTCCGCCACGCCGACAGTCTCGATCACGGTCTCGTCCGCAGGCACGGGTTTCGCCGCCACGGCGGTCACCAACGGCCACGGTACATGGGACGGCGGCGGCACGGCAGAAGGCACGGTCACGATTTCCAGCGGCGGATCGAGTTACACCGCTGGCACCGTGGTCACGGCCACCTATCCACTCTACGGCAGCACGATCACGCAGGTT